GCACGAGGCCGCGCTGGCGGACGGCTGGCATGCCACCGCTGACGACGCCATCGTGGCGGCTGGGAAAGAAGCGTTCACCCATGGGGTGAACAAGCGCCAACTCGCCCGGGTGCTCAAGGACAAGCCTTGGGAACGTCTGCCGAAGCCTGCGAAGCCTGCTGAAGTGGTTCCTGTGGTCGAACCTGTCGCGCAGGCAACTGCTGATGACGCCCCGCCGACTCGCGCAGAGATCGAAGAACAGGCTACACTTCTGGGTATCAAGTTCGACGGGCGCACTTCCGACAAGCGCCTGCTCGACCGCATCGCAGAGGCGATGAAAGGGGCCTGATCGTGGGCTACAGCAAGCGCCAATTCCTGACCGCCGCGTTTACCGAGATCGGGCTGGCGTCCTATGTTTTCGACCTTCAACCCGAAGACCTGGAATCGGCGCTTCGTCGCCTTGATTCGATGATGGCCGACTGGAACGGCAAGGGTATCCGCCTGGCCTACCCGCTTCCGGGTTCACCGGAAAGCAGCGATCTCGATGGCGAGTCCGAAGTGCCTGACAGCGCCAACGAAGCAATCATCGCTAACCTGGCGATGCGATTGGCTCCGAGCTACGGCAAGCAGGTGTCGCCGCTGACCCTTGTCGCGGCGAAGACTGGTTACAACACCCTTCTGTCGCGTGCCACGATGCCCTACGAGCAGCAGTTCCCCGGAACGCTGCCATCTGGTGCTGGCAACAAGCCGTGGCGCGTCTACGACGATCCCTTTGCCCGTCCGCCGGTCGATCCGGTGTTGACTGGACCCGAGGGACCGTTGGAGTACAACTGATGCCGACTATCAATCAACTGCCGCTGCGTTCGCCTGTCAGTCCCGGTGACCAAATCCCGATCTACTCGCCTAACAACGGCGATGCGCGGCGCACTCCGGTTTCAGCGGTTGTTGATCTGGTTGTCAACGGTCTTGATTTACCAAACACGGCTGTTCTGTTGACCGGCAATCAGACAGTTGGTGGAACCAAGACCTTTTCGTCCGCAATCGTCGGGGACATCACCGGTAACGCCGGCAGCGTCACGAACGGGGTCTACACGGTCGGCAACCAGACCATCGGCGGGACGAAGACCTTTTCGTCCGCGATTGTCGGGGACATTACTGGAAACGCGGGCAGCGTCACCAATGGTGTGTACACCACCGGCAACCAGACTATCGGTGGTACGAAGACCTTCTCGTCCGCGATTGTTGGAGATATCACCGGCAACGCGGGCAGCGTCACCAATGGTGTGTACACCACCGGGAACCAGACTATCGGTGGCACCAAGACCTTCTCGTCCGCGATTGTCGGGGATATTACTGGCAACGCTGCTACCGCAACGACCGCGACAACCGCGACAACCGCAAGCAGCGTCACGAACGGTGTCTACACGGTCGGTGATCAGACAATCGGTGGGACCAAGACGTTCTCCGTCAACCCCATCCTGTCGGCTGGTACTGTCAACGCCATCCTGACCCTCGACGGCAGCAAGCAGATCAGCGCGGTTTCGGGGCTTACGTGGAACAGCACTACTTTCACTTTTTCCCTTGGGTCTTCCCCCAATGAGTTTTATCTAGGGAGAGGGTCTGGAGGCGTATCTACCAATGTCGCGGTTGGTGTCAACGCTCTGACGGCAAATACCACCGGCAATCAAAATGTTGCGGTTGGAGAAAGCACACTGCTTTCCAATGTTACAGGTTTTCTTAATACCGCTATTGGAAAGAATGCTCTTTTCTTTGCCACGGGGTCGTATAACACCGCCGTAGGTGGAAACGCTGGAACCCAGATTACTACTGGCATTCGCAATACTCTAGTAGGAGAAAGCGCTGGGTCTTCTCTTAGCAACGCAAGCAATAACACCCTGATCGGCCAGGGTGCTGGTTCTGCTATAACTACGAGTAGCAGCAACACTATCATCGGTGGGTTTAACGGAAATCAGGCTGGATTAGACATTCGCACCGCTACCAGCGGTAACATCGTTTTGTCTGATGGTGGTGGGAACCCGCGTGCGTATTACGATGCTACTAACAGCTCTTGGTATTGGCGCACGGGCGCTACCGAGCGTATGCGGATCAATAGTGCGGGGTTTGTTGGCATCAATGCCGAATCTATCGGGTTGTCAACGCTTCTCACGGTAAACGGTGTCGCATCATTCGCAGCCGGCACCGCCGCCGCCCCCGCGCTGACCACAATTGGCGACTTGGATACGGGGGTGTTTTTCCCCGCCGCGAATAACTGGGCGGTGGCGACTGGCGGCGTGCAGGCATTGGCCGTCAATCCATCTGGCGGTTTGTCGGTGCGAGGTGGCGGGGCGTTCGGCTCGACAACGGTGGCTGGCAACACATCAGTCAACCTTGCCAGCGGCACGACCGACTACACGGGCCTCACCCGATACTCAAATGGTTTGGGAGAAATTCGGCATTTCGGCACAGCCGCGTTTCAACTCGTAACGCATAACGCTGCGGATATTCTTTTCTACGCTACCAACTCCGAGCGCATGCGGATCACGAGCGGCGGGAATGTGGGAATTGGGACGACGAATCCGAATTTCCCGTTGCACGTTGCGGCCGCAGGCAATAATCGCTTGGCCGTGGAATCGACGACAAGCGGCGCGGCATTGATAGGCCTATACGCTCCGACAGGTGCGCTGGCAGCATTTAACCAAATTCAGTCGATAGTCGGAGCCACAGAACACTGGGCAATTGGCGGTAACGGCTGGGAAAACACGCTTACGTTTAAGACCAACGGCCAAGAGCGCATGCGGATCAGCAGCAACGGCAATGTCGCAATCGGTGGACAGAATGCGGTAACAAAGCTGGCAATTTACGACAGCAACGTCGGGCTTGTGGTACTGAACACCAGCGACCCCGCTGCTGCAACGTCCGCACCCATGCTTAGGCACCCGGTTGCAAGCGGCTTCTCGTCTACACCCGCCTTCAGCTTTTGGTACAGCAATGCTGGCATGTCTATGCCAGCAGCAGAAACGCTTGGTCTTGTCACCAACAGCCAAGAGCGCATGCGGATCACCAGTGCCGGTGATGTTGGTATTGGGACGAACAACCCTGCTGTCAAACTCGAAGTCGCCGGACAAATCCGCACCGAAGCCCCGACAGGCGGCACTGCTGCCAACTGGCGGCTCGGCACCGTTCACACGGTCAGCCCAACGTCGCCCAACCGCACCATCGAAGTCGATATTGGCGGAACGATCTACTACCTGCACGCCAAGACCACCAACAACTGAAAGGCAACATCATGAACATCCTCTGGCAGATCGAGTGGATGCGCTGCGTCCCGCAGGTCGAAGGCGTCGAAAATCTGGTCGTCGAGTGCGGTTGGCGAGCGACCGCGAGCGACGGCCCGCACAGCGCCACCGCGTACGGGTCGTGCATTTGGAGCCAGCCTGAGAGCGCCGAGGGCTTCGTGCCCTACGCCGAGTTGACCGAGGACCAAGTGCTCGGCTGGGTCTACGGCAGCGGCGTCGACCGCACGGCCACTGAGGCCGCGCTGCAGCGCCAGCTCGCTGATCTGATCAACCCGCCCATCGTGCAGCCGGCGCTGCCGTGGGCCAACAGCACCGAAAGCCACGCATGAACGACCAAGACGTCAGCCTGAAGATCAGCCTCGTCAACGGCATCCTGAACTACCTGGGCACCCGTCCTTACGTCGAGGTGTTCCAGCTCATTCAGGAGCTTCAGGCGCAAGTGGCGCCGCAGGTACAGGCGCCGAAGGTCGAACAGAACTAACAGCAACGATCATGCCGACAATCAATCAACTACCGCTGCTGACGGAAGCGTCGTCGGGTGATCAATTGCCCGTCTACACGCCGCAAAACGGCGACACTCGTCGACTACCACTGAATACGCTGCTGGAGTTTTTCACCGACAACTTCACGTCGCCGATACTGGTGCCGAACCTGTACGCGCCCCTTGCGGGGTTCAGCCTCGACGTCCCGCAGCCTATCGCGTCGCAGTGGATGATCCTGCAGCCCGTGAGCACGTTGGCATCGGGTACGATCACGCTGCCGCTGAACACCACAACGCCCGATGGCACCGAGGTGCTGATCACCAGCACGCAGATCATCACGACCCTGACCATCGGACCGAATGGTGCCGCCAATGTGTTTGGCGCACCTGCCACTCTGGCGGCAAACGGGTTCGCTCGTCTACGCTACGTCGCCGCGACGAACTCGTGGTATCGCATCGGTTGACCATGCCCAAAACCCCCGCTTGGCAGCGCAAAGAGGGCCAGAACCCCAAGGGTGGCCTCAACGCCAAGGGTCGCGCATCGGCCAAGGCGGAAGGCATGAACCTCAAGCCTCCGGCACCCAATCCGAAGACGGAGAAGGACGCGGCACGACGCAAGAGCTTCTGCGCGAGAATGGAGGGCATGAAGGCGAAGAACACCAGCGCCAAGACTGCCAAAGACCCCAACTCGCGCATCAACAAGTCGCTGAAAGCCTGGAACTGCTGACGTGACAACCATCCCCGTCGTCTCCGGCATCTACACCGACAACGGCCCCGACCTCCGGGTGTCGTACCCGGTCAACATGGTGCCGACGCCGATCAACAGCGGTGCCGGGAACCTGTTCCTGCGGCCCGGGGATGGCCTTGTCCAGTCTGTCACCGGCCCTGGTCCTGATCGCGGCGGGATCAACTGGAACGGCGTCCACTACCGGGTAATGGGCAGCAAGCTCGTCAGCATCTCCTCGAACAACGTCGTCACGGTGCTCGGGGATGTTGGTGGTGCAGACGACCAACTCGTCGTGATGGACTACAGCTTCGACCTGCTCGGCATCGTGTCGAACAACGCGCTGTGGTACTGGAACGCGACAACCGGCACCCTGACCCGCAACACCGCACTTGGTCGGGTCATTGACGCCTGCTGGATCGAGGGCTACTGGATGGCGACGGATGGGCAGTTCCTGTTCGTCACCGACATCCTTAACCCGCTCGCCACGCTGCCGTTCTCCTACGACGCATCGGAGCGTGACCCGGACCCAATCAACGCGGTGTTGCGCCTGCGCAATGAGGTCTACGCGATCAACCGCAACACCATCGAGGTGTTCGACAACGTGGGCGGCGGCTTCTTCCCGTTCGCCCCCATCGAAGGTGCGCAGATTCAAAAAGGGTGCATCGGCACCCATGCGTCCTGCGTCTTCCTCGAATCAGTTGCCTTCCTCGGCGGTGGGCGCAACGAGGCGCCAAGCATCTACCTCGGGGCCAACGCCACCGCCACAAAGATCAGCACGCAGGAGATCGACAACCTGCTGCTGAACTACACCGAGGCGCAACTCGCCCAGGTCAAGCTCGAAGCACGCAACGACCGTAACCATCAACTGCTGTACGTCCATCTGCCCGACCGCACGGTGGTCTACGATGCAGCCTCATCCCAAGCACTTCAGCAGTCTGTCTGGTACACCCTCACCAGCAGCGTCATGGGGTTCTCTCAGTACCGGGCGAAGAACTTCGTCTGGTGCTTCGACAAGTGGTTCGCGGGCGATCCGCAGTCAAACGCCGTCGGCTACGTCGACCGCGACATCAGCACGCACTGGGGTCAGAAGGTGCGCTGGGAGTTCGGCACGCCCATCGTCTACAACAAGACGAACGGTGCGATCTTCCACGAACTCGAACTGACGGCACTCCCCGGACGAGTGGCCATTGGTGTCGATCCGCAGATCAGCACGTCGTACAGTCTCAACGGTCTCTCGTGGTCGCAGCCGAAGTACATCCGCATCGGCAGTACAGGCAACCGTGAGAAGCGCCTGGTTTGGCGTCAGCAGGGCTTCATGCGCAACTGGCGCGTCCAGCGGTTCCAAGGTGATTCCGACTCTCACTTGTCGGCCATGAACCTTGAGATTCGCGTCGAACCTCTGGTGTACTGATGGCTACCGGACGGCTCAGGATCGGTCGAGATCAACTTGCGTCCTTCCTCAAGGACCACGAGGCGATCCGCCAGTTCGAGCGTCTGTTCACGGACGTCGAGCAACTGGAGCCAACCACCCTCGCCGACATCATCCTCACTCTCGCCACCGCCGAGAACAAGGCCGGTGAGGCACTGGATGCGGTGGAGAAGCTGCGCCGGGAGATCGAACTCAGCATCCCGCGAGTCGAGCAGCCGGTTGATGCGCTCGATGCGCTCGACGACCCGCGCATCGTGCAACTCGTCACGCAGATTGACGATCTGCGCAAACAGGTCGAGGCGCTGCAGTCGGCACCCCCGCCCCGCGAGTTCAAGCGGGCTCGCTACGGGCAGTTCTACGACACGACCCCGCAGACGGCAACAGCAATCAACACGCCGGAAGCTGTCACGTTCAATACGACCGATGTCAGCAACGGTGTGTACATCGGATCACCCACCTCGCGCATCTACGTCGACGAACACAGCATCTACAATTTCCTGTTCAGCATTCAACTCGACAAGACAAGCGGTGGATCGGGTATCTTCTGGGTGTGGCCTCGCATCAACGGCGTTGACGTGCCTGACAGTAACAGTCAAATCCAGATTCAGGGAAACAATGCTGAGCAACTGGTGACGGTCGGGTACTTCTTCGACCTCAAAGCCGGCGACTACGTGGAAATCATGTTTGCCGTGAACGACACGACGGTGCGAATGGATTACTTTCCCGCCAGCGCGTTTTACCCGGCGATTCCGTCCATCATCCTCACCGTCTCAAACAACATTCAGGGGGTTCAATGACCGTCACCGTCAAAGTCCTCGTCGCGCCTCTCCAGATGGCGAACACGCAGACGACTCAGTACACCGCTCCC